TACCTTCTAAGTACGATAAATCATTCCACGCATCTAATACCATGTTTTCCATTTACTTACCTTTCGTTGCATTATTCAAAGAATCAATAACATCATCAATGTTTGGTTCTTTGCCCCAAGGATTATATATACACTTATATTGCTTCGGACACCAACTCTCAATCATCATTTCATATGTTCGATTGTTTCCTTCATAAATGCAAGCCATCTGTTTTGTTTTTGATTTTATTCTTTTTTTTAAACGGCATGTTGTGTACTTCTTTTTTTCAATCTTGCCTTGATGAATTTTCTGTTGTTTTGTGTATTCTTTCGGTTTGTATTCGTATGCATGTGCTTTGTTAAACCAAACAGAAGCAACTAATAAAGCAAAACCACCAACAATTCCTGCAACAAGAAGCCATGTGATAGCCTCACCAATCTGTCTTCTCATTTGTTGTTGTTTGTATATTGTCTCTTGACGTTGTTTTCTAATTTGACCTTCCATCTGCAATAATTCATCATAAGCTCCAGGACCATGCGTCATATTCAAAAATACCTTGAGCTCGTATCTTTGTTCCTCAAGTTTCTTTTTTGCAGCGTATGCAGCCATTGCCGCTTCTTCAATAGAACCTGCTTTAAACAATTTACCAAACAAGGGAGGATTCTTCGCTTGCTTCTCTGCATTGTCAACATCTGATACTGCTCCCATCCAACGTCCAATGTCCCCAGACATTTGTTCAATGTCCCGACCTACAGCAAATCCTTGCTTGATTGCAGAAAAAGCTTTTGATGCTACGCCAACGGCTAATGATATAGTTACTGGATCCATATCCAGATCATATCATAGGTTACTTACCTTTCAAAGATGCCGCAGTATTTATACGATAGATATTTACATCGTTTCTATCATCAGCAATATTCTCTTGAAGTGTCTGTCTTTGTTGAGCTAACTCATATGCTTGTTGTAATTTAGCTTGATCAATTTGAAAACTCATTTGATCACTCATTGTCTTACGTTGTAGCTCAGCAGTATCGTTTTCTAGCTCTTTCTTTCTGATATCAACCAAAGGATCTTCTGGTGTCGGTGGAGCTAGAGCCGGCATTATCTCATTTAGAATCTCACCAACTTGTTGTGCGATTGCCGCTTCAACGGCTGATGGATCAATCTGTGGAACTTGCTGTCCAGATTGTTGAGCTGCTTGCATTGTCTTTTGAAAGAATGTGGTCACTTGATCACGAGCCATCATACCCACATGTTCTTGTACATGAGCTTGTAGCATGATGTATCCTTGTGGATTTGCTTGTGATGTTTGACTAGATAGCATAGTTATATGTGCTCTAACATGAGCTTCATGGTCTTGCTCTGGAAATGCTTGTAAAGGCATGTTTTTCATAGCATTTCCGTTCTCGGTTGCTGGATCAACTGGTTTCGGTTGAGGCTTTGGTGGTAAAATAGCCTCAATATTTTTAATATCCAACGCATCATACATACGTCTATACGCTTCATTTACATTATGTATCTCTGGAGCAGCTTGAGCTAGTTGTAATTGTGTTTGAGCCAGTGATAATCGCTGTGCCATAGAGAAAATGTTAGGATCTGACACTGGAAGTATGTCCACACGACCATCAAAGTCGGCTTGCATAGTCTCTGGAGGTACATTTCCTACAAAATAAGGGTATGGAACTGGATTTTCACTAAAAATCTCGGCTAACATGCGAAATTCTTGCTTTTGAGCGTAATGTAGACGCTTGTGTATGCTTGAAATGATCTTAGATCCTTGTTCAATCAAGGCAACTGTCGTTCCAACAGGTGCTTGTGAGTTCATATCAGCAACTTTTGCGTCTGCAACTTGTGCAAAACGTCTACCAGAGTCAACAACTACACCTAAAAGATTAGCTAGTGTGGCTGATGGCTCTTTATATGGCAATGGGATGATTGAGTTTTTGAGATCTCCGCCTGGGACATCGATATCTCTGAACTCGCCAGGATTAAGAGGCTCGTCATCGTTACGAATACGAACACCCCTCGATTTAAAACCTGCTGGAAGATTTGATAAAGTACCTGCATCTATTAACTGCCTCAAAATTGATGTGGCTGCACGAGACAAACCACCGATTGTGTGTAGTAAACCAAGTCCATAAAAGCCAAACCCGGGTAAAAATTTAAAATGTACGAAATATTGTCTTTTTCTTTTTAGTGGGTCTTGTTCTCTAAAGTTTCTAGAAATCGATAACACTTTTCCAGAAGCTTGATCAAGGGTAACAATATAAGGCAACATAACACCCGAAGGATTCCCCGCCATATCCTTGTCTTCAAAACCCTCCAAGTCCAAGTCAATGTGGCATTCCAGTAAGGTATAAGAGTCATCAGAATAGTTTGGACGTAATCCCAACAGCTCATCAGCACGCTCTTGGATAGCTCCATCGTCTTCGCCATCGCTTGCTTCAGATAATTCAACATCTCTATAAACTCCTGCTACTTGTAGTTTGCGAATATCATTAAATGACATTCTAACCACATGAGTAACCCTCTCCGCTGTTCTTAAATCACTAGCCGAATACGGTACTATCATATCCTCTGCTGGTACAAACTTGGAAACGGCTCTCTGTTTTGTTTCATCAAAGTAAATCTTTTTAAATGTAGATCCAGTAAGTGGCAAATAAAATAGCATTTGATCTGTGTCTGGGTCATACTCTTCCATGATTTCAGTTATCTGATAATTCATGAAGTCTTCTACACGCTGAGCTTGTGCTTCAGTTTCCTGGGTCGGTGCACCAAGGATCTGGGTCTTTACAGGTCCTCCACTTGGTAACATCTCCTTATAACTCTGTGCTTGAAACTGTGTAACGGCTTCCGATAATAGTGGGTGCGTTACACCACTGGCCCCTAAAAATGGTTCGCTTCTGTCTTCGTAGTTAATGCCAAGTAACCCCAAACCTTTGGCAATCGCCTCTTCCCAATCTTCTCTAGACTCAATATCCTCACGAAACTTGGATTGTATGTCTGATGATAAGTCTCCCAAAACTGACTCATCAAGAACCTCTGCGAGATTGGCATCATGTCTGTATTCTTCGGTTTCAACTTCTACTGCCTCTTCGTCTGCAAGTTCTATACCCTCGGGTAAATCGTTTATAGTTTCTGGTAAATCAATTTGAAGACTATCTTCTTCGGGCATCACTTGACCCCCTGCTCCCATCGATCCTTCTACCATACCAGCTATTTGTCTAGGTTCTATTGCCATTATGTTATCCTTGTGGTTCGTTTCTTTTCTGGAAGCATTATATCTGAAAATTTATTAGTAACAGTATAACCGCCTAAAAATCTTTTCTTACCTTTATCAGCACCTTCTTTTATCTGAAGAAGAAGGTCCACGCCAAACGGATCTAATTGCTTTATCTGATCTTTAGTTAGATATTTATCTAATTTATGTTTACCAGTAAATCCGACTACTTTACCTTTAGATTTCTTTTTACCTGCCATTAGTAATATTCCCTTGCTCTTCTTGGATACCAATTCTCTGGAATTTCTTCGCCTTTTAAATCGATAAAGCCACCTTGTCTAAAACGCATAATAGCCATTGTCATACTATCACAATAGTCATCATGCTCTCCATTCGGAAAAGATGCAACCTCTTCTATCACATCCTCTGCAAATTTTTCCCCTTCAGGATACCATACTTTACCCGATTCGAAAATAGGCGACACAATATGCATTCTCATAGTCTTGTCTATACCACCACCTCCTCTTCGTCTGCCAGGACTAAACGTAGTAACAGGCAGATTTAATAGTCTTAGTTCATCTGCTAAAGGTTGTCCACTTGCTTTTGCCTCAATCAACATCATGTCTGGTTCCCAGTATTCATTTTGCTCTATAGCAATCTCCTTCAACTCGGGAAAACTCCATCGTCCCTTCTGTGCATCCAGCATTATCAAATGCTGATCACCATCTTCTCTAGGCTCAAATACACCCCAAGTCGTAATCGCACTATAGTCGGCAGTCTCTTTTTTACTATACGCAGTATCATAACTCTGAATTATATATTCTAATCTCGGTGTGTCCTCCCTTTCCCATCCTTGCCACCAATCTCTCTTGATCATCGCAACAGCTTCCGATGTCGGATTCTGCTGCCACTGGGCGTTCCACTTGACCGGGGACAGTGAAGCCTTGACCTTTAACAATTCTTCGACTTCCCAAAACTCGGGCCATAAGGGTTTGTCACTTGGTAAGATAGCTGGAAATTCAATTACCTCCCATTGATCGGACATAGTGTCCATTGCCATATTCTGTACTAATCGCCCCGTCAAATCTTTCTTTGACCATCTCGTCTGCACAATTATAATGGTACCCCCCGGTTGCAATCTCTGCCGAGGTCCAGAAGTGTACCACTCATATGTATTATCATAAGCAGTCGAGGACAATGCATCTTGTTCCGAGTGCGGATCGTCAATGATCAACAAATCGGCTCCACGGCCTGTCATTGCGGCACCCACCCCCGCAGCGAAATATTCCCCACCAGCACTAGTCTCCCAACGACCTGCAGCTTGGCTATCCGGTTTCAAGTCCGTTTTGGGAAAGATCTCAGCATATATGGGATCGGCAATGAGATCA